CTAATCAAATAATCATGGACTCTCCATTAAGGGATATGAAAACAGAAGTAGTAACAACCTTAGGAAGGATGATAGTCGGGTGGGTTGGGTGTTTCATAATCGGAATGTATGTGGCATTTTTAATTGATAATAAATAATTATATGGTCGTAGGCGAATCAGTTATAGCAAAATGGGTGAAGGAGTTTGTAGAAAAAGGGGCAGAAATTGAACATGAGCGATGGTCGAAGTGGCAAAGGTATCTGCACTCAACATGTTATAAAACTACTTCAACAAATAGCGATTTAGTGATGCCTGTTAAATTGGTTGAACGCTGGGAACGCCAGATAGCTACTCCCTACTCGGAGTTAACGGAGCCAGAAAAGGAATCGGACAGGGAACAAGTCAGGCCTTATATTCCACTCATTGAACATATTGTCTTTGAGGCCATAAAAAACTCTGTGAAAAATACACTACAGGCGAGTATAAAGAAAGGCCATAATGACGATTGTGTTTTTTGCGGGATGAAAGACAAAATGGCTCAAGAAATAATCGACAGATATTCTAAGTAATTTTATATAATTTTATGAAAAAGTGGTGCTTTGTGGCCAAAGAAGTAAAAGGCGGATGGAGGCTGAAACTAGCGTACGGAAGCAAGGACTATCCTGTTAGCGGCGCAATATTCAAGAAGATGGAAGAAATAGAACAGTTGACGCATGACGGCAAGGTTGTGTTTGTCCACCTTAAAAACAGTAAATATCCAGTAAAGTAAATTTTATGACTGAAGAAAACGATAGAGGTTTTTGTGAGTTTGTGTGGTGGTGTGATAGGAACATCGTTTCTGGTACTCATGACCGAAAGTTTATTGATATTCTCTCGAAGGAAGATATTGCTAGAATTTATAGCTATATCAATGATGGGTTAAAAAAGAAAGACGACTCCATGAACACAGCCCTTAATGACTCAAAAAGATTTAGAACTAGAGAAGATGATTGGTATAAAAACGACATGTGCATTTGTAATCATGAGCGCAAAGACCACAGGAAAAGCACGAGTATCAATTTCACCGAAGGTGGATGTGGGCTGTGTGAGTGTAAGAACTTTATGATGTCGGCTGGTCAGTCTAACCTCTAACCATAAGGAATAGATAATCAATTCTCATTAAGAAATATATGAACGCAAGAACAGAACTCATTGAGGAAGTAAAGAAAGCAAACTCATCCATAAAATGTGCTCTCCTTGAAGACTGCTACTATTTTAATGAAGACGAAAAGAAATATTTTCTCAAGTGTGGGTACTCTAACGAAGACCTACAAAAGTTCTATAGTGAGATAGATTTTGAATATGATGCTGGATACGGAAGTCAAGAACTCGAAGGAACAGTATGGTTCAACGACGGGACGTGGCTGGAACGGGTGGAGTATGACGGGTCTGAATGGTGGAAACATAAGAAACTTCCAGAAATACCAACAGAGCTAACCAAATAATCATGGACTCTCCATTAAGGGATATGAACAAAGAAATAAGAATAACAAGCGAAATGTTTCAGGCGTTGCTTCAGGGCAAAAAGTTAGTAATGGAAGTCGGAATGGAAAACCCTGAAAGAACAACAATTTATCCACCTCACTACGGTCTGCATTTTACTTTTGAACAGATTGCGGAAATCCAAAGATCCGCCCGAAGAGCTGGAGCAAAAGAAGTTATGGATTTACTGGACGGTATAACATCACCCGAGTAACCAATCTAAATAAATGGAAAGAATATGTGGCGTAAAATAAAACATTGGTATTGGTGGCATTTCAAGGCTACTGAGTCTCAAAAGAATTACTGGGATACTGTATGCTACGGTATTGGCTTTATGAAAAACGGGAAGAGAATAAACCCAAGAAAAATTATTTCTAAATAAAGGGAAAGAATATGGAAATGATAACAATCTACCTCATAAGGACTGCATTGTATTGGTGGATTTGGTGCTCAATAGAGGGTAAGCCAGAGCGTGAAATTGATATTGCTCCGTATGCGATGCTAGCCGTTCCACTTGCAGGAGAAATTTGGATAATACTTTGTATTGCAGGAAGGATAGTGTCCTCTAATAAGAATAAGTAAAAAGCAATGTCTCTACAAAAGGAAAAGTGCTGTGAAAAGTGTTACGACCTATCCATTAGTGATGACACCAGAACATGTTTTATTGAGGATTGCTCTTGCCACTCTCTACAAAAGGAAAGCGAGTGGGAGAAAGAATGGGATGATAAATTTCTAGAATTCTATTCAGCTACATCAGCATTACCAGAAAAACACAAAGCATTCATCAGTGAAGTCCGAGAAAACGCGTATCGGGAAGGCTGGAAAATGGGAGAAAAAAACATCGTTGGTATATACCAAGGAAAGGATATGAAAGAAGTAGTCGCCACCGCAGTCTCCCAAAGAGAAAAAGAAATAGCGGAGGAGGCGCCAAATGCACGACACGAGTGTGCACGGTGGATTCTGACAGATGGGAAAGATGCTGGGCCGCTACAAAGAAAAAGCAAAAAAGAGGAAATTACTCTCCAATTACTCAAACACTCATCACAATAGAGATGGGTAAGCCTCCCAGATAAGTCACTTTGTAATCTTGAAGTATGAACAAATACGGTGGAGTAACACTCTCAGATATCCTACGATTCATCTTTGGCCCGTTTGTTCTCATCTTTGCCTTTACTCTCCTCGCTCTCCTCGCCCTGATAGAAGAGGTACACTCGTGGTTTGGAGGGAGGAGGATAGAGGAAAGAGACTGGCAGAGTGAAAGGGAAGATTATCTCTCGGGCGCTTCATACGGAAAGCCTGTTTGTAAGAATTGTGGAATCAACTACCAAGACCCTAAATACTGCTCAGTCTGGGGGAGGACAGCGGATAAGCATGAATGGATATAGAAATTTTCCTTGCATTTCACTAAATCCGTGGTAAACTTAAAGTAAGTAAAATAAAAACATGAAGGCAAAAATTCATATTGCAGTAGGACCATTTTCTTTTATTGAATTTGATGGTACAGAAAAAGAGCTTCAAAAAATGAAGATGCTTTATAACGAACTTGCAGAAACACCTAAAATTTGGAGCAATGGGGTTTTTGAAGAAATCGAAACCTTTACAGGAGAGAAGGTACTTTATAACGCAGAAAAACACGAATATAGGGATTTAGATGGAAATGTTCTTCTGTCTGGTTCGCAGTACGCTAAATCTAAAATAAAGAAGTTCGATAAGAACATGATGTCTTTTGTCGTTGGTAAAAAGTATGGTGTTGATAAGGATATTATCTCAGACATGTGGGATGCTAATGGCAATATCTCGGCTACTTTTGGTACCGCACTTCATCTCGCCATGGAGCAGTGGTTTAAAAATAAAGAAAATGGTTGCGGTGAAAAGGAGTACCATATTCCTAAACACCCGTTCCTGAAGAATGCAGTAGAATCTTTCCCGCTCAAGGACGCTGTAATATGGCCGGAATTGATGATTTCTGACGTTTCTAGGGGTATGGTTGGACAAATCGATGGTCTATGTGTAACTGGAGAAAGAGACGCAGTAATCATCGATTATAAGACTGACGTTGAGGCTGAGAAGAACCTTGAAAAACACTCCCACCAGCTTTCATTTTATAAGTCTATTATGGAGGCTAAAGGATGGAAGATTCATAAGTTGGAGATTTGGAATTATGTCGAAGAATGGAAGCGTTTTGAATTATCAGTAAAAGAAGTAACACTATGAACCACAATGAAAGGAAGGAATTTATCGAAAAGGAATTTGCTAAAATGCTTGCTATCACACAGTCAAAAGGCGTTGAATATGCTAATTCAGACAACGATGCCAACGCAAACTTTAAGGAGATAGGAGAAAAGATGGGAATAAGTCCGCTAGCTGTTTGCTGGATTTATGCGACAAAACATTTCCAGGCTATAACATCTTACGTGAAGAAAGGCAAAGTAGAATCAAATGAACCTATTGATGGCCGAATACACGACCTAGCTTTGTATTGTTTACTTTTGCTTTCCCTCATAGAAGAGGACAGAATTAAAAATAATGAACCATTTTAATTTCCTTGACTTTTTCGTTTATTATGATATTATAAAGGTATAGGAGAGGGGATTATAGCATATAGCACTAATACAAAAATGTCAACATCATGCGTGTCACTTGTGGACCTAAGGGTCAGGACGGTAAGCGCAAAGGAGTAAATAATAGTTGTTGTGAAAAGTGCCCATTTTGGAGCGAGTGTCTAGAAGAAGTAGGGGTAAGTTCAGTACCAAATAAGTTTGTGGAGCAGATACCAAATAAATATGAGATAGAGGATGGGATATTTCATTTGGATTACAGAGGATTAAAAAAAGTTTGGATACTAATAAAAAAACAATATGGACGTAAAAAATAAACCAGTAGTTATTACAGATATTACAATTAAGCCTGTAGGAACATCAATGGTGTACATGCTTGATACTAATGGAGGTAAGTTCTCATTTTTTAACAAGAAACAGGACGGTACTGATACAAAAGCGTATTCGCAATTTGTAAAGTTTGGATTTAAAAAAGGAGACTCAGTAGAAATTGCTTACACAGAAAAGGTAAGTGATAAGATTAACGCTTATACAAACAAGCCATACGTTAATTACAACGTGATGTACTTTGTAACCGCGGATGAGCATACTCCTTCAACGCCGAAAGTAGAGTCTAATGTTTCTTCAACAATGCATCCTGATATTCCAGCTATTCAGATTGAAAAAGAAGATAATAATGACTACCTGTTGATGATTAATAACCTCTCTGCACGATTAAGTGTCGTTGAAAAATTTCTCGATATTCCTATTAAAGATGATGGTATTAAGCTTGAGGATGTTCCTTTTTGATTATGTCAAAATTGTTTCCAAACTTCATAGGTAGAGTCAAGAATGGAAAGTTCTACCCAGAGGGCGAAGATGGGTATAATGTTTGGATGATGAATTTGGAAGATAAAGAATGTATACTAACGATAGGAGAAAAGAAAAATCAAAGAACAATGAGTCAAAATAGATACTATAACGGCGTGATATTGAAACTCATTGGGGAACACCTTGGTTACGATAGGGACGAAGTACATGATATTTTGACAGCAAAGTTCCTAAAGAAAATAGTGAGCGTAGACGGAAAAGACATGGTTGTTGTCAGGTCTACAACATCATTGACGACAGATGAGATGTCACACTACATAGAGAAATGCAAACAGTTTTCGGCGTTAGAGCTAGGATGCTTTATACCAGAGCTAGAAGAAATTAAATAAAAACTATGACAAACAGAGAAATTATCGCCTTGCAGCCATGGCTAGATGAAGTAGCACACCTACCAGGTCTTCGTTTTGCAGAAGCATTGATTAAGATTACGCCAATTATCAACAAGTATGTTGATGTCATTGTAAGTAAGACGAAGGAACGCGGAGACTACAAAACATACTCAGAAGAATTGAAGCAGTTGAATGAGAAGTTTTTCAAGCGCAATGAGAAAGGCGATGTAGTACGCGAGGTTATCGGCGGTAAATCAGTAGTCAAGTTCGAGAAAGGATATAAAAAAGAACTTACTGCTCTTGATAAGAAGCACAAGGAAGCATTGAAGTTCCGTGATAGGCAGATTAAGGACTTCCGTGCCATGCTTGATGAGGAAGCCGACATTACAGTTGAGCTTATTAAACGTGAAGATTTGTCTGAGCAGATTTCAGCAAAAGAACTCGCAGCTATCAGCGTAATCGTAGAAAAATAAAAATATGATTCTAGTAATACTCTTAATTTTTGTTGGTATATCCGTTCTATTACTATTCTACAAAGACTTTAAAACCATCGAGAAACTCACAAGAGAGATTGGCGAGCTTACTGCTGATAATGAACTTCTTCAGATAGACCTCGAAGGGCAGAAGCTCTTTACAAAAGTATACGAATCTTTCCTTGAGAGCTGTCATCTTAGAGAAAGAGACCTCATGGATGAGTTAGATACATTACAACACAAAAATGTTAAAAGCAAAAAAGTTGTTAAAAAAGACAAAATTAAAACAGAAACCAAAACAAAAAAGTAATGAGTGGTACAGGAAGGAGTGCGTTAAGGTGGCAAAGAAAATTGTACACATTAGAGACAATGATATATGTCAAAAGTGTGGAAAACCAGGTAACGCACTCCACTGTTCACATGTATATCCAGAAGGTACTTATCATGGAATGTCGGCAAATCCGTTGAACATGAAACTTCTGTGCTACTACTGCCACTTCTTCTGGTGGCATAAGAATCCATTAGAAGCAAAAGATTGGTTTGTAAAGACGTTTCCAGATAGATACAAAAAACTAAAAATACTTTCTCGACAGACACTACAGCATGATTATAAAAAAATGTTGTTATCGCTCAGAGAAGAATTAAAAAAATATGAAAAGTGAACCGATTGTAATTAACGAAGATACAAGAGTTGTTGTTGAAGATGGTAACTTTTGTATCCAGAAGAGGTACGAATCTAAAAAAAGTGGTGTTGTACGGTGGGTTACAGACGGTTATTTCCCGAGTTTGGAGTATTGTGCCATGGAACTCCTAAACACCCTTCCAACAGCCTCCAACAAGCTCACAGGAGACCTACAGAGTATCGTCTCGGCAGTAAATACAGCTAAAAAAGAGATTTTGGCAGCTCTAAAATAAAAATGAACATCATATTATTTGATATTGAAACTACTGCTTTAGTTTCAAGGACATGGGGAATTTTTGACCAGAATATAATAAAGGTGGTAGAAGAGTGGAAGATACTGTGTTTTTCCTATAAGAAATTAGGAGAAAAAAAGGTATACGTAGAATCTTTAAGAAATCAAGATGAGAAGTCTCTAGTTAAGAAACTTCATACGGTTCTTAATTCTGCGGATATTGTTATAGGACACAATCAAGACCGTTTTGACATAAGGAAATCTAACGCCAAGTTCATTGAATATGGACTTCCACCAACTCCTGATTACCATAAGATTGACACTTTAAAAGTTGCACGTAAATATTTTGCTTTTACTTCAAATAGACTCAATGATTTAGGTCAGTTTCTTGGAGTGGGTGAAAAAGTAAAACACCCAGGATTTGAAATGTGGGAAGGGTGTGAACGAGGAGAAAAGAAGTGGTGGGACTTGATGACAAAATATAATAAAAACGACGTAGTTTTACTTGAACAGGTTTACTACAAACTATTTCCTTGGATTCGTAACCATCCTAGTGTAACAGTATTAGATAATAAAGAACACTCATGTCCTAGTTGTGGTAGTGATAAACTGCAGAAAAGAGGATATGGATTTACAAGAATAGGAAAGTATCAGAGGTATCAATGCAATAATTGCCACGCATGGTCGAAGGGAAAAACTAATTCAACAGATGTAACAATAAGATAATATGTGTTCACATGATTTCTTTAAATTAATCGGAGAAAGATTAAGAAATTATCACGGTTTTGCTCGTGTGTTTGCTGTATGTAAATGTGTATATTTTGGCGGTGAAGAAGTATATAGTACTAATGAAATGCAATACACTAGAAACAAAAACGATAAACGATTTCCATTGTTTAAAAAAGTATAAATAAAAATATGTTAATACTATCACAGAGAGTACCATACGGTGCAACGAAAATTGGTAAAACAAGTAGGACGCTCGCTGAGGTTGGTTGTACGATTACGTGTGTAGCAATGAGTTCAAGCTACTTTGGAGAATACAAGTCGAATAAGGAATTAGCTTCAGCACTACGATTTACTGCAGATGCAAAGATTCTGTGGGGTAGTATTGGAGAGGTATTTAAAACTTTCTCGTTTCATTGGAGATTCTACATAAACGATAGAGCTATTATAACTGAAGCTCTGAGTAATCCTAATAAGACAGTTCTTCTAAACGTAGACAACGGTGGACACTGGGTTCTGGCGTTACGAAGACTCTATGGTGATACTTACTGGGTAGCGGACCCATGGACTGGAACTCGTAAGATTTATTCTGGTGTCGTTGGTGGAGCAGTTTTGGTTAGGAAGCAATAGTATGCTCTCTCTCCAATCCTCACTCTTAAAATATCAAGTGCAAAAGGAGAAGAAAAAAGGAAGTAAGAGAGGTGACATTATAGGAATGTTTTTTGAAAAATTCAATAATAATCACTTAGATGAAAATGGAGAGCATAGAACGTACATTAAGGATGGAAAGATAAAAAAGGTTTATCCGATGACAGTTAAAAGACTAGCAATGATGCTCAGTCCAATAAAGTCAGAAGGAGACCTCTATGCTTTCTATAAAGAATGTGAGCAGTCTAATGACTTCTGTAAATACTTCTTTTACAAGTTTAAGTAAAAAGAAAGCCACCGATAAGGTGGTTTTTCTTTCGTCTATTGACAAATATTGTATACTGTACTAGTATTAATTGCTAGGTAGCCAAAGGAATGAGGAGACTCTCTGGAGGTATCTACTATAAAACGGGGCACCCATCTTCAGCCCTGTTTTATTTTACCATAGCCTTTGCTCCAAGGTTCAACGCTCCGTAGCCGCCGAACAGAGCCGTGCTGTAAACCAGGAACTCCTTTACGTCCATCATCCCAGTTACAGTAAGATAGAAAAACATAGTTTGAAGAATTATAGTATAGACGTATTTCCTTCCTCCAAACTTTTCTAACATGTCTTTTTCTTCCATATTATTTGAATCTTTCTTGTGGATTACTCGGCCATTCTCTTGGCTCGAATGCTACAGCACTACTCGTAAATTTAAAAAATACAAATACCAGAATGGCAATGAGCACGCAAACGTAAAAAGAATGAATGCCCCATTTTTTAAGTGTGTAGATGTAATGTTGTTTTTGAAGAATCTTTTCATTGAGTTCTATAAGATTAACTTAATAGTTAGTGCCTCCGTCGTAGGGAGGTCTTTACCCTCTCGCTGGTCTTGATACCTTCGCCAACCCTCAATCAGCCGTATGATGACCGTGACTTTTTAGGCTATGTGGACGACCCCGAACCAAAACAACAAGTAAAAGTTCGGTTTAGGCAGTACGTCGGTCTACGCGTATCAAGTATAGTTTTTGTACCAGCGAGAGAGGCGCGAGAAGCGATGTTACGCCCCTCGTGCTTCTAGTTTGCCCCATAGACGTTGATGAGGTAGGCGGTGGCGTAGGCCGGGACCTTCCCAGCTTCGTCAAATGCCTTCACGTCTTCGTAGAGGGCGGTGTCGGTGATGTCCCTTGAGAACTTCCACATGTAGGCCACTCGGAAGAACTCTTTGGGCGTCATCTCGTTCACGAAGATATGAGAGTCGCAGAGAGCCTGCACTTCACACCTCGTTTCTGATGGCGTTCGTCGTCAGGATGTAGAACTCCTTTTGGGAGTCGTCTTGCATGACCACGAGCACCTTGATGACCTTCATCACCCCGGTGTCGACCTTGTATCGGCCGACGACCTGGACTGGCGTGAGGAGCACCAACGCCGACACGCAGGTCTTCTGAAAGAGGGCCAAAGCCTTCTCGAAGCCTTGCTTGACGTGGGTCTTGACCACCGCCTCCGCTTCTTCCCGGGTTGAACAGATAGAGGCCGAAGCCTGCACCTGTTCACCGAGAGGAATGTCCTGCGACTTGCAGGTCAAGGCGAAGCTGGCCAGGATGAGAAACAGCAGTCTTTTCACGTGCATCTCCTTGGTTGAGAGACCGATAGCGGTCCCAGCAGGTTACCGAACAGAGTCGGCGGTTTCCAGCCTCGTAGGCGTAGGCCGTGAGACAGGGTTTTCCACATTGGTAGCACAGCACAGCGCAATCCTCTCAAAGAACTGTTGCTCGGTATGCCCTGGGTATTTTGGTCGGAGGTTGTACTCCTTCTCGCATTTCCCAGAACACGTCCAGCCATCTTCGTGTGCCCCGTAGGACCCACCGATGACCTTTCCACAGATACAGCATGGCTGGGGTTTGACCCAACCCTCCTCCTCCTTCTTACGTTGTTGGAGAATAGCCAGGTTTTGACCACCTTTCATGTGTACTCCTTGGTTGGCGGAGCGGGGAGCCGGAACTCCCTATGACCCCGAAGGCGCTCCCGACGACCATATTCCCCGACTGGTGAAAATAGTTTTCGGGAACGTCCTTTGAAAAATTCTACAGTGATGTATTTAGTATATCATACAAAACACAAAAAGTCAAACAATTACTTAATGTGTTTTAGTCCCCAATATATAGAACCAATGACTGCTGAGATAACAAGCCATCTGCCACCCCACTTTGTGACTTTCTGAGCTGTAGCATCCACATCTTTCTTGAATTTTCTTGCATCCTCGGCTTCTTTGATATATGGCTCTATTCTTAACCATCTTTCTTCTGAGGTTTCAATATATGCGTCTAGCTTATTTGTCAATCCAAATATAACCACAGACCATGATTCTGGTATCTGTTCTGACTTAGATACCAGAGCCTTGTCAATGTGGTCTATGAGTTCATTTTTTAGTTGTTCGATTTCTTTCTTCATACACCGGCTTGTTTAAGTGACAGGAAAACAAGAGCAAGGAACACGCCGCCAAGCACAAATCCTCTCCAGAAAATAATAGGGTTGTCAGAAATCTTAGCATCCAGTAATCTCTTGGCCCAATACTTCGTAAGAGGGGCTACCTTCTTTGCTTCTTTTTTGGTTATCTTTGTTGACTTAAAAACCTTGCTTGCGAGCTTCATTCTTGGTGCGCGTGGCATAAGATTGTTGATTAAATAGTATTAAGATAAGCGCCTTTTGCTTTTTTCTGGGCGTCTTTGAGAATCTTTCCAGCTGTATCAGCCGTGTTGTAGGAAGAGAGGTCAGTTGTCCATGGGTCGCCAGCACTACCAGCACCGTTTAGTTTCTGCCCCATCGTTCCAGATGCGTTGTAGTCGGCAGCGACGGAGTTCCATATCGAAGCAGCGAGGCTCTCTGGTGAAAGTTCAGTAAATGGAGTAATGTCAGCTTCCATGTTGGCGGTAGCGTTCATCTGCGGACTCATGGAAACAGCGGCGTTGATACCAGCTACCATGTGGCCGAGTGCCCTGAGAGTTCCAGTGACACTTCCCGAACCATTCAAGTCAGCCACCATTTGAAGAATTGCAACACCTTGAGCGTTCGTTATCGTTCCCGAAGCGGTCAGGTCAGCGACCATCGAAACCACCAACTGAATCGTTCCAGATGTTATTGCGCCAGAACCAGAGAGGGCAGCTTCAAGAGCTTTTCCAGCAGCCATTGTAACCGCCAGTTCACTGGTTGTCTGAATACCAACATTCGACCCCATACCACCTGAACGTGGTGGCAGGTTCCATGAATACGGAGCCGAGTAGTTGGCTGGTACGCCACACTTTTCAGCAACACCAGCAATCCAGTTTTCTCCATAGAACCTCAGCTTGGCAACTCCAGGAGCGTTCCAGTTTGAACGAAGCCCAGTGATACCACTCGTACCGTCACCACCTAAAAAGGTGACTGGGCATTTAAGGAATACGTTGTAGTTGCCGAGGAGCATATTAGTTCCAGATAGTAGTCAGATGTCCTGAGAAGTTAGCGTTTGCTGGGGTAGTAGTCGAAGAACCGACAATCCAGTAGAGAGCTGCACCATCGTAGATTCGAGGGAGTGAAGGGAGTTGATTTACAAGGTCACGTTCTGCAGCGACACCAAGAGTCGTGATTGGCACACGGGCGAGTTCCTTGATAAGAGCTACAGTGTAGGTTCCTGAAACGTAGCTCGTCGAGTTTCGTATACTGTCAATTTGTGCGATACCTGCATCGCCTGCCTGGAGTGGGTGTTGGTAGTTGTATTTCCCTGAACCCGTCCCCGTGTAGAGAATGAGTGAGTTTGAGGCAGCGGTCTTCCCGATAGGAGCAACACCTGGAGTTGCACGAGAAGCAACCTGTGCCGAGTTCGTATACCCAAGAGTAAGGTTTGGAGTTGCTGCACCAAGAGCTGTAGCGGCAGGGTTGAAGAATATCGCCTGGACACCAGCTCCGTCTGTATAGCGAGGCAAGAGGCGAGAGGTCGAATGTGTTCCCGTTCCGGCGTCAGTGATGTTTATGGCAGTACCAGCAAGAGCGTTGGCGTACGAGGTAGCGAGCTTGAAGGTCGAATCCGTCACCTTGATGTAGTAGTAGTCCGTTGCCGTTGCCAAACCAGCAGGAAGGGTCGTAGTTGTTGTGAGACGCATCCGAGTACCAGTGAGGACGTTCGATGGAATGTTTGTAGTCGAAGTATAGGTACAGATATCAGTCCCGGCATCGGCCGTGAACGTGTCGGCATACCCGAGCGTGTTGGTGGTGTTTTGTGCGGTAGTCGTGGTGACTGTCGTGACACGGTAGTACCCGATAAGGTCGATAAGGACTCCAACACAAGGGGCAGTTGTGGCGGCTGCGGTAAAGGCTGAAAGGTTGGCAAGAGATTTGTAGTAAGTCGGTTGCACATCTCCACCATGAGGGATAGACGAAGCATTCGTTGTGTCGTCCTCTACACCGATAAAGGTAAGGTTTGCACCTGTATCAAACAGAGCATCTGGCCCTGGGTTCCCGTTTCCACGAGCAGTCATGTGAAATTCTCCCGCAATGGCTGCGGTGGTTGGGTTCATGCTCTTGTTCCAGTCGTACCGAAATGATTGACCGTTACTGAGAGCGTTGATTATGTTGTCCTGCGAGCTAAATCCTGGCATAGGTGTCTAATTATAAATAACTTGTAAATCTCCAAATAATGTCACTCCGTTTAGCGAACCGTTTGGACAGGTTAGCCATCCGAGGTAGGCATCGTCTTTTATCTCTGGTATGTCACTGCTCTCGATGAGGTAGTCCTTTTCTACTGGGGCGGTTTGTTCACGAATCTGTGTTTGGGCTAGAGGTTTCACCAAGATAAGAGAAAACAGTCCGACATCAACTCCGAGCATTGTGACGCTTTCAATACTCCGTACTCCACTATCCCCTGACTGAAGACCAATAAAAGGATTACCAGACTGTGACAGCGTTGAGAGTGAAGAAGTGGAAATAGTACCAATAGCCGATATAGCGTTCTGGTTCACTATCTGAGAAGTCCTCCCTGATACACCGTCACTATTTGTGTAGGTGAAGTAGAATGACTGTCCGCCTGTTCGTCCAGCAACCGTGACGGCAATAACCTGAACCCCTTTTCCGTCCGTGTACCGAGGGAGGGTTACAGTGTTATCGAGGACTTGAGTGTCGGTGAGTGAATCGTCGATAGATGGGTAATAGAGCAGATAGTCACAGAGAACGAGTGGCAGAGGCAGACCGGTACCAGATGAACTCATAGCGGTTGTCATGCGAAGATACTGCTGTTTTGGAGAAGTATCTGGACCATGCCAGAGTCCACCATCAGTACTTTGAGAGATACTCTTAGCGATAAGAGGGGTAGCGTCAAACCAGTATTTCGGAACAGGGTTTCCAGGAGAGAGAGACAAGTCGAACCAGTACCCAGCCGTTGTGACCTGGGAGGGAACTTTACGCCACTGATACCGTCGTGACGCTCCTTCAAGCTCTGCATTTACAAGTTGTTGTACACTATTGACCATACTAGATTGTTAGTCCTCCTTTAGCGGTTGCTTCGGCTTCCATTTCTGCGATGATAGCGGCTTCGCAAGTACATGCCTTAATAGGTTCTTCGCCTTCTAAAACAATGACTGCGAGTCCACATTTTGAGCATTTGTACTGCATATTAGTCGATTGTGATTGAGAGGGCTGAGGCAGCGAACTGTGGCTGGATTCCAGAAGAAACAGCTACGGAAGCGTTCAAAGCACCAGACACGATGATTTCTGTAGACCCTTGTGGTGTGATAGAAACATGAGTAATGGTATTAGAACCACCAGTACACTGTGGGAACTGGATGAGGTTATCGTTCGTAGTTACTCCACCAGAAACAGTCCAGGCAGTTGCATCACGATTGACTGTGACCACTGCATAGCTGGTGTAGGTAGCTTCGTTGGCGGTTGAGGCTCCGGCTTCTCCTGGGTCGGCTGTGTGGAGGTGAATATCAAACTCCGTTGCTGAATCCCACGAGATAGCAGTAGCAGTGAAAATCTTCGCTGAGAGGGTTGTTTCGGTTGCGTTGCTGAATGACATATTATTCTATAGTTACTTTGTTATCTTTAATGACTATTTTCTTTCCCTCCGCTTCGACTCCGAGCTGGGAGAGCTTTTCTCTGAGTAGTTTTACAGCGGCTTCAAGTTTCTTACTTGGTTCTACCGTTTGTTTCTCTTTTGGCATAATTTTTAGTTATATGTTAGTGATGACCTATTATCCCACACCTGGTCGAAAGCTCCTGTTCCAGCGTAGAGAATCGTTGAGTCTGGGTCGGAAGTATCGTCTACGCGCTTGATTCTCCATGAGGCGGCTGAGGTGGCCGTCCCAACGGCGGCTTCCCCGATATAGGTGTAAGGTAGGGCTTCGTCGATTTTCTTTATCTTGGCCCCACCACCGAGAGCAGCGATGATTTCGTCTTGCTTGGCTTCTGTGGCCAGAGTCAGTAATTTTGCAGATTCCGTTGAAGATAAACTACCCCTACCACCCATGCTTACCTTATCAACAGATACTTTCACTCTACCTTTATCGTCGAGAGGTAATACAAATTCTTTTTTTGATATTACATCGAGAAGACTTTCTATTTTTGAGTAGTCGTATACCGGCTTATCAATTACTCTAACTACTTCCTGTAGTAATTCTGTGTAGTCTTTTATCTCCTGTTTTTCATATTTTGGTATCGCATTTTTCAGTTCGGAAAGTGCCTTAATAAACCCTGAGAAATCAACATTTACATCAGGAGCCTTCTTATTTGCAAGCTGTATAATAGAATCGGTAAGAGCTTTAACTTCTAACCTTGATTTTTCTAATGATGACAGGACTTTATTTTCTTCTTCATCTTTTTTTAAAGATTTTTTTTTGCTATTCTCGTTATTTAATTCGTCAACACCAAGCATCTCCAATTGAAGCTTAACTTCGTCTCGTATTTTTCTTATTTCTGAAAGCATATATTTTCCTTAGGTCCCCATTCCCATTAACATTCTTAGGTTTAGTGTTTCTCCACCACCGCCACCACTCACTGGCTTTACCTCACACATCGCTATATTCCATCGCGCTCCATATCCGAGAGAAAAAGATATTGATTGTGAGCCTGCGGTAGCCTTCGCGACATGGTGCATCTCGGCATTTTGGTACACATCTCCCTGTTCATTCATGTCCTCAACACCGCTAGATGTTGTCATGGTAATTGATGGTTCCGCCCCTATCGCAACGACTACCCATGCGTTGTCGGCAGTTGTTGTAAGCGATGTCGTTGTCCCACTACTATCTCCACTTGAACCCGCAGTATTCGTTGGCAAATTTTGGTCGGCATCATAGATGCTTAACACCCCATAGCCAGACCATCCGTCGTTTCCTGTGATGGTGAATGTATTCGTACCAGTTGATGGTGCTACTAATCCCCAGAGTCCAGCTCGTTCCCCAAATGAGCCAGGCTGTGCCTTTATTTCAGTCAGTGATGCACTGTTGTAACTCGCAGCAGAAATGTTATCTCCACCTTGGTAATGTCCAAAACCCATTATCATCATCCTGTTGCTATTTGATGCCACCGTGACACTAAAGGAAGATGTATTATTGCTCTCTACCGACGTATCTTTAGTAAGAGCCCCTGCAAAAAAAACAAGTTGAGCCATGTCCTCGTGTCCACGTAGAAAGAACACTAGGGATGCAAGACTTGCCGATAATGCTGGATATGTCCGAAATGGACTTATTAGCATTCCGTACACGTCATCAAGAATATTCATCCATTGGAAGAAATATTTGAAAGACGTTTCTGATACCGCCTGAGATTGGCTGTACCTGATGGTCTTTACCTTTACCAAGTAACGGTTAATCTGTACCGCTGAGACTTTACAGTCTATTCTTGGGGCTTTCGCCGCTTTTGAGGGTCTTCCCTGATACATAATTTAGCTTCCACGGCTTACCTGTCATCTGGTCCTCTTCGTCAATATACTCTACGGTGTCTCCAAGATTGAACCCATTACATGTGAATCCATGATTCGGACTACAGCATCTTGCACATTTCCCACCTGGGTATACCTTGTGTTCATTGTACGGGTGCCCACACTCTGTACAGTTTACGCTATCATTGTCTTTCTTTGGTGGCAAAAATTGTTTGAATTGGTCCATACTAAGGAGCTATATAACCATGAATCTCCACTGAGTGAGTAGTCACGGTAGTAGATGTGAATCCAAGTGATTTATTAGCTGTGAGACGTTTTGGCGTATTGAATGGCATTACGGCACCACCATTGATTCCCATATAGACCGTTTGCCCTATCTGTACTGGTGTACCTGCTTCATCTTCAACCAATTTTATTGAACCTGCCGTCGCTCCGTTCGAGAAAATAACATCAGTGATATAGATTGAGAGTCCGGCACCAGGAGCTGCCTTGAGCTGGTTATTTGTTTGGGCTGAGGTATGGTCTTCAAACAGTACAAACGAATTAGGATGCATGTCGTTTACCAACAGGCGACGGTTTCGGTCTGTTCGTACTGCAGAGGCATCCCCTTCAGCTGACACTGATGTTGGGTCTGTTCCATCTGTTTCAACCGCTACACCAGCCATAACATGTCCCTTTGAGGTAGAGAGTGTAAAGGCGGCGTCATCAGCAAAAACTGGGTCATCAATGAGCTGAAGAGCAGTCAGGGCAGCACCATCAACTTGAGTGGCAAATGTTCCGGCATTCGTGACTGCGTGAGAGTTTACCGTTACCGTGGGCATGGTCAGTACATCGACTTGCATTTCAGTCCCTGAAACAGCCCCTGCAAGTGTAGCGAGAGAGGTGTTCCCTGTGTCTTGTTTGGCAGCAGTTGCCAGTGTAGCGACAGTGCCGATGTTAGCTGTGACAGTACCAGAAACAGGGACTGCACTCTGGTCAGAGGCGATAACGACTGGTTCTGAGTTGGCCATTGTAGCCTGACCATTGGCGTTTTTTGGGCTATATGCCATACGTTTAGATTACGAACCAATTGGTTCCATTGCTTAAGAAGTCTACTGATTCTTCTGGAGCGATACTAATTGAAGCGGCTCCCTCTACTGTCTCTGCTCCTGCCGTGTCTATGGTGATATTTGCTGAGTGGTTGTTTTTAACAGTGTATCTGTTCGTATTTCCTGCGGCCGCTGGGAGGCTCATGGTATGTGCCCCAGTAACGAAGTAGACATAGTCGGTAGACGCAGATGAACCCATCGTAGCTGAGCCGGAAGTGACCACGACTGTACGAGTGATACCAGAAGAACCGAGCATTGACTCTATCTTGTCACGGACAGCATTTTTGGTCGGTACTTCGAGCGAACCATTCCATGCAGTAGCGTCGTAGGCTTCATCTGGGACAGCGATATCAACATTTGAAGTAAGGAGACCGGCAGAATGAGTAATGGTAGCGTTCCCGGAGTTGAAGTTGATGACCGCTCCTGATGCAAGGAAGAGATCGGAGAACATTTTTGTCGTAGTGCCTAACGCAACTCCATCGCTTGTAACCGGAATGATTGGACCATCAGTGAACTCGAATCCGCTTGACGCACCAGAGAATCGGAGAACATTCGTCGCTGGATTATTTACTGTTACGTCTCCGTTACCCATGTTTACACCTGCTCCGGCAGCTAGGAACACGTTCGAGAACGGTTCTGTTGAGTTTCCAAGATTAAGTCCGGCAGAAGTTGCTGGAGTAAGTGCTGATGCAGTCAAATACAACTCATCTGTCAATGACCCGGCCTCAATAAGTGAGAAACCAAGCCTTGCGTCTTCAGATGTCGATGTAACATCGGTCGCCCTGGCTGTTATTCTTACAAATTCGTCTTGATTTCCTGCCGAGTCTGATAGTTTGAAAGAGGCGTAAACCTGGTCATTCGTTGCTGGCGTTGCTCGGTTTCCCTCGAATATGGCGGCTTGAACTGAGGACGAGTCCTGCACATCAGTAACATGAAGTCTTGCTGCAGGTGCATTGTTTCCAATAGCCACCCTTCCCGTTCCAGCATCGGCAAAAATAAGATTAGCTTCTGTATCGCCTTCGACGCGGAAGTTTACGTCCTGACTTGACTCATTGATGACGACTTCCGATGAAGGTGTGATGGTGAAATACTCTTTTCCGACTGCGGCAACTGTTCCAGCGTCTTGGTCCCAAGTACGGATGACAAATGGGACAATTGTTCCAGTCCCAGCTTTGGCGATATTGATAGACGCCTTATGGTCCACCCCTGCGTAATCCTCGATTGTCCAGTCTACCCACTCCTTATTTCCACTACCCAAATCAAGCATCGTGGTGACAGTCGATTCCTCCGGGCTAGCCGATGGCGCTGAAACCAGGAGAATGGTCTTGTCGCCCCACCACTGCTGGAGAACTTGCGCCCCGTATTCCCAGCCGCTGAAGGTGGAAATGACCTGGTTATTCCCAACGATATTCACGGCATCATCGCTTGATGCTCCGATGTTCACTTCGTTGTCTCCGGCTTGAACAATTGCGTCAGCATTCGCTGAGCTAACCGTTACAGTATCGGTTGTTTTGTTGTATGTGAATCCTGCCTCTCCGCCAAAAGCCCCGCCATCATTAAATTGGACTTGAGTATCAGAACCACCAGGAGTACCGGAGCCACCAGATACCGTTCCATTTTCCCATTTTCCGGTAGTCGAGTTATATTTGAGTACTTGGTTATTTGTAGGAGATGCTATTGAAACATCAAGTAAATTAGAAAGGTACTTCACGGCCTTCCCATACATTTTTCTTCCTTCCGTAGAAATCTTTTCTAATCCCTTTATCGCACTTGCATCAAGTCTATTATCTCCATCTAGTGATTGAAGTTTGTTTACGATTTCTTCAGGTTTATCACTAACAGCCTTCTCAACAATCTCGTTAGTAACAATTGGCTGTTCTTTTATGATGGTTTCTACTACCTTTTCGACTACAGGAACCTTGATTGATTTAGCAATTTCTTTTTTATCTTTTACGGTAAGAATATAGTCCTTTCCTGGTTTTCCTGGGATTGGCTCAGGAATCAGTGGCTTGATAATCGGTATCAGCTCCTCTTTTGTTGGAGTATGCCCATCTTCTCCCGGCTCCCCTTGCTCACCCTTAACAAACTCAAGTTTATTCAAAAAATCAACAGATTCCTTTGCAAGTTTTGCTTTTACTATCCTGTCAACACCATCCTTTAATTCCTTCTTAATCTCTTTTGATATAGCTCCCTCATCCTCAGACATTTTACCAAAAGAAGACTCAACTATCTTTGCATTCAATTCCGCTCCATACTTAATAGCATCAGCGATTGGTTCTGATACATCTCTTGGGTTCAGCAACTTTCCGTTGAAGAAACCGTCTCTGAATTGGTTCCGAAGAAACTTAATGAGTGCTTCCATAGACTCCATTATACCACATAATTATACTATTGTCAAGGAAAATTACTTCTTTTTATCAAATATTTTGTTATCTCTCATCATTTTTTCGTATATTTGATTCATAGCAGCATCTAATTTCTCCTTTTTCTTCAAATCATCGGCCTTTTTATAATCAGCCTTATTAATTTCTTCTTCGTAAGCCTTAGATAAGTCTTCTCCAAACTTCTTTGATATTTTATAAAACTCTTCTTGACCTACTTTTTCTTTCAGTCTTCCAACCTTATCAGCAGAAGAGAATCGAATATCACGAACATTAGGCTTGTTACCACTATCTCTGAGTCTGAATATCTCATCAGTAACTGCGTTATCAACAGACGTCCTTACTCTAGCACCGAATAATAGACTTGTAATTGGGTCTTCTTCAGTCATTACTCTTCCAAGAGAATCATGCTTTTCTGTTAGTGTTTCTCTAACGAATGGAAGTTTTGCAATGAATTTATCGAAACTAATATCGACAAATTTTGTGTCAATAGAATATTTCTTTAACGAAGTGTCTCTCTGAACATCATCAAATGCTTTAGCAAAGTCATACATCAATCCTGGTACAGAAAATGAAGCAAATGTATCTAATATTGCTTGTGGGGCTTTAACTAAATCGTACCCCTTTCCTGTTTCTGGGTCGATACTTGCCATGTTTTTTACCGTAGTAGAAATTGTTGCAAATCCAGGAGATTTCATCCACTGGTCCCATGAACCAGAAAAGAAAGATTTTATTTTTCCATCGCGAGAACCGTATTTCTTAGCGTAAAGCATAGATACGAGTGGAATACCAAGTGGGCCGAGGTAGTCTACGTTTATCCATTTACCGCCAACTCTTACAGCGTTGTAGGAAGTATTTTTAAGTTGGTCAATACCGACTCTTTGTGGGTCATACGAACCCATAAATTCATCAGTTTCAATGGTATTAGCAAGTAAGTAAGCTCCAGTTAATCCGAGACCTGCTCGTGTTGCATCACGTGCAATTTCTTGCCACTGTTCTTTTGAGACGTTTTTCAGTCCTTCAGCACGAATAGCACTCTGCATTTTATAAATTCCCTTTAACGCACCAAGTCCGCTATAATCAAGACCAGCCTCGACTACGTTGGATGGAGTTTTAACAAATGGAATCATAAAGTCACCTACTGGTCCGAGGAGTTTTCTAATGTCATTATTTCTCCTAGCAGTGAATGAATCATTAGTAAAAGTTGCATACATTGCATCAGATAGTGCCTGATTACGAACTATCTTTCCTTCAGTGGTCTTTGGACTTATAAGCAAAGAATCTTTGAAGATAGCATTGGCATCCATTCCTTCTCTTGCATATCGAGAAGCTGTTAAATTAGCAGAGTCAGCGAAGTGTAGCGAAGAGAACAAAACGTCAGGAGTGGAGAGAGTTTTATTGAAAATGAAGTCAGTAAATCCATTAACGTATTTATTCTTTGGAGTAGCAATGCTTTCACCAAGAGTTTTTCCGACACCAGCAGTTACGTCATTGACAGAAATCATGCGACTGAAATCAATACCTGTCTCTTTGTAAATCTTATTGATTCCCTTCACGTAGTCTTTCATCACAGCACTATCTACTTTTCCACCGATACGAGCGTTAGAAAACCTTCGGCTAAATGCTTCCATGATACCATTGAAAGTGTTAGCAGCGATGTTTAGAAGAGGAGATTTAATAGAAGCAAGCATTATCGCCTTACCGACTGATTTCCGGAATGTGTTAAATGCAGATGATGGGACGAGAGACTGGGTGTATTCCTGAATCTCACTCAAGGCTTTAGCATAAGCAAGGTTTCCTTCGTAGTTTCCAACGACATCTCCTACGTTATCACCGACTTTCTTCTGAGCTTCAAGAACTTTCTTTCCAAGTTCATTAAACTTCTTTACCTCTCCAGCAGATAGAGCTACTTTGTTTTTCTGTAATACGAAATTCTCGAGGTTTGAATCAATATAGGCGTTCATCTCATCAAGGTTTTTAATCTTCTTTTGAATCTCATTTACTGAGAATTCATCTCTGTATTTCTGGTCAAGATTGTTTTTAACCCACGTGGAAAGAGCCTCGAGCTTTTGAGCCGCGATAGCCTTTTCAAATTTACTATTAACCTTAATAGCGTCTGCATCAGGAAGAGTCTTTTTGAAAAACTGAACACGCTCCTTAGTAGACATAGAACCAAGCTTCTTCAATGGTTCCTCTCCAAGGTCTTTTATAGCAGAGACGACTTTACTCATCTCATTTCGTGGAATACAAAATTCTTTCATTTATTTGCAGATTAAATCGTTGAACACTTTCTGCGCCCTTTCGTATTTAACTGAGTTCGACAATGTTTCTTTTAACTCTTTAGTTTGTTTAGAAACTTTAGTACGTACTCGCGATTGCTTCGATTCCTTCTTTAAGACATCCATTATATTACCAGCTGATAATCTAACACCATTCAAACGAGCGTTGACTACCTCACTCATGTATGTGTAGTGTGGGTTTACTTCAGTAAGAGCCTTGAACATGTTCAGAGATTGGGCTGTCTGTGTTGAGAGTTGTTTGATTCTATTGAATAGAACAGTACTTAATGCGTGGTCATTATCGACAACAGATTTTTCAAACAGTTCATTGAGAATAGCTATCTTTTCAGTATTGCTTCCAGTATCAGTGAACGCAGTCTTTATTGCTTTATTCCTGTCTTTAAGAATGAGATTAGCCGCCTTATCAGATTCATTATTAATACCAATAACATCATACTCGGTTGAAAGTTGTTCATCTTTACCAAATCTTTCGTTCATTTTCTTCGCTGTAACAGACTCTCCTTTTGCTACTGTACTTGGGGTCGCATCTGGTTTGGGCTGTTCTGGTATAGATGTATCTATTGGTTTTTGTTCTTTAGTAATCTTGGCGTAAGCCATCTCTCCATTTGGCTCTCTGAATTTAACCCCATCAAAGTTATCAATAGTTTCCTTATTCTGTAGCTCGTCTAGATAGTCCTTAGCGTCAACTAATTTGTATTTAGCTGCATCAATCTTCTCTGATATAACCTCTGGTTTCCCTTCTGGTGTTTTTTTAATATCTGCATACTTTCCAGCGGACTGTTCTGATTCAGTGAAGAATCTATATGGCGCACTAGTTTCATCAACAGTTGCATCTCTTCCTCTAAATACTGTTTTAGATTCAGATACAGTTTCTTTAATACCAGCCTGTTCATTGATTTTTGAAGCAAGTTCCTCTGGAGTGACTTCATTGTTTTTAATCTTCCTTACGTTTTCAACAATATCAGCTGGCTTGACTCCCTGCTTGATAGATTCAAGTACGTCTGCTTTTTCTGGTAAAGACAGGGTACCAAGCTCAGATTCAATGTCACTGATTGTCTTCTTAGCAACTTCTTTTGAAAATCTAACCTCACCGGCTATATTAGAAATTCCTGATAGCAAAAGAGCATTGGCTAAAAAGTTTGTTCCAATGTTTTCAGTATTTCCTTGTTCAAACTGCTGAATTCCAGTATTAACAGATGCTTCTGGTAATGATTTTGCGGTTCTAGTTAGAATACGAGTAAGAAGTCCTTTTGCAACAAGTTCGGCACCCTGAGCAGCCCCAGAATAAATGTATGTAGGAGCCTCTGCAGCACGTCCTATAAATTGTCTCCCGGCATCCCAGTTAATAGAACCATCTGGATTAGTAAGTTCTTTCCCAGATACCTTTTCAAATAAAGTCTTTCTACCTTTTGATTCATGAAATCCTTGTTCATATCTTAAATCAGCTGGAACATTACTTGGTCCATTAATAACATTAGACAACCCAGAATATGTATTTCTAACATTTTCTAATGGTGATAGTCTTGATGCTACATCTATTACTGCGGCTCCAGTTTCCTTACCTGCTTGATAAATCTGTTTTGGAATACCAGCAATCCCCTCCCAAAATTTTAAGTTTTCAGCAGCTTTTTGCGCTTCTTCCTGAGCCTTCTGAGCTTTCTTTATTGCCTCTTCGTATCTGCTTTTCTTTTGTACCTCAAGATAGTATTTATTTTTTTCATTCACTGCTGATTCGCTACTCACGACACCAGAAAGACGACCACCCCCAATAGATGTTTTACCACTAGCGATGTCAGATATCCTCCCCATATTATTTATCTTCTAACAGTTGAGTAGTGTTTTTTGTAAGGTTATAATCAGATATTCTATTTGTATTTATGTATGGTTGGAATTCTTCATCAAATTTTGAAGAATCATTATAAAGCGACCAAGCTTGTTTAAGTCGGTTATAATCCATTGGGTCTATCTTCCCGTCGCTACCTCTGACTTTATTCATTTCACTAATAACGTCCTGCTTATCAGCCTGATACTGTTCTTGAGTTGTAAGTTTTTCACCACCACCTTTTAATGTCTTAGCTAAGTCAGCCTTTGCTGATTTAATCTTCAGTTGGTCAAGTTCATCCTTAATACCACGGTCCTTCTTAGCAAGCTTCTCAAGAGCCTTACGAATTGCCTTTGAAGATTTCCCTTTCGTACTAACACCAGCAGCAAGAGCCATTTCTTTGAGAGCTGATTTTTCAGCATCTTTCTTAGCTTCTTTAGCTACTTTGTCTTCGTATTTCTTCTGTTTAGCAACGGCAGTCTCATACGTATCAGCGTACGAGATTCCAGCCTTACCACCAGTAGCAGCAATCATCTGCTTAATTTCGTTACGTGACTGTTCCGCAATAGCCATCTTTTCTTTAGCCGTTGATGTCAAAGCATCTACGTTTGAAGCAGCAAGAGTATATGCCTCATTAAGTGCCTGAATGTCATTGGTAGCGAGTTGTTGAGCATTCTGTTGACTACCACGAATTCGGTTAGTAGACTGGAGATTTTGACCAAGTTGCTGTTGCTGGTCACGAGCTGCCTTCGTTCTTTCGAGTAATTGAGCCTGGGCTGTTTTAGCACTCTCTTTGGCAGCAGTAATGTCAGGAGTATTCATGTAGTAGTTGTAGAGTCCGAAAGGGTCGGACAAATTTGGAGCAGCTACAGGAGCGGTTGTCGTTTGAGCAATGTTATTTGCTGAATATACTTGTCCAGCAGAACCAGAATTCGCAGCAACAAACTCCGATGGCGTGGTCGGTGTCGTTGGTACTACTGGCACAACTGGGATTTCTGGTACTGTTGTTGGCATATTGACAAATTATTGGTTCTATCCTATAGTTAGGATGTAATTATTTATTAAAAAATATGAGAATATTTGACGCTGCTTTTTTATTTTTCGGTCTAATCGCTGGAATGATAATTATGTCAGGATTCTATGTTAATAAGATTGATGAATATAAATCTCTTACTGAAGAATATAGTTATAATTCTAATAGATGTACCGAACTTCTTAATGAACTTCAAAATTTAGCTCATCGACAGCAAGATTTTATACAGGAACTAACGCACTAACCATTCGTCTACATTTTCAGAAATCTCTTTCATTTTTATCCAATTTTGAGCAACTGGCTGTCCCTTAAGTATCTTCAATTTCCCTATCAGTCCAACCATATTCCATTCGTTTCTTTTAACTCTAGGGATATATTGAACACTACTATCGTATTCAGGATTCATTTTTCTTACAAGCTTTTCCTTTACCCTAGCTCCAGAAGGTATACCGTCTTTTGCAAATCCGGTAACCTTGTGTTTTTTTGACAAATCATCTTTGAAAACTTCAGTCTTCTCTATATCTTCCTTTTTCAACTCCCACACTAATTCTTTCTCCCATACAAAGTTACCGAATTCATCTTTCAGATATTTTTCACCCCAACAACTTCCAGCATCTGTTCCACCACTATTACCAACCATTATCGGAAATGAAGATATAACACCAAATGGTGTTTCACCTTCTTTTGCTGGCCTAATTTTATCGCCGACTAATACCACGGTTGTTCCCCTTGGTATCTTTTCTTTACTAAACTCTTCAACTGCTTCAAACATTTCGCAGTAGTCAGCTCTATTATCTGTCTTGTAGTATTTCATATTAGAAGTATGAGCCAGATATTGTTAAATCTCCACCATCGTCATGTTCCATTGTTAATGCCGTATCATTTATCCATCTAGCTGAGTCTGAACCACCGTTATCATTAAAAACGCTCGTTAAATCGCTATCCGATACCGCAAACCAGTTACTACCAGAACAATAAAAATCACTGGCTGCAGTTATATATACACTTTGAGAAGAACTCGTTAGTAGAACTCTTCCGGATGTATCACTATATAAGTCTGCAATCTTAACACCATTGTAATAAAATGCTACTTCACCAACTCCACCATCTAGCCAAACATCAGAGGCCGTACCGGTACCTTTTGCTTTAACGGTTCGCCCAGTCAGTGTCCCAGCGGTTATATCATCGGCATTTATATCACCACGAACAGTAAAATCTGTCAAGTCGTATTCAATGTACTTATCGCCAGCTTTGTTACCAAGAATCATCCGGCCATCGTAGTATATTCGTACAGGAGCATCATCAAAGTTATCAGCACCAGCAAAAACACCTTCTTTATTTGCCTTGAAAACAGTGGAGCCAGCTCCTACTGAAAATTCATTAAACTTCTGTATTGTTGGTACAGTCGATTCTTGTGTTACTGGTGTTGGCTCTGTAAAACCTGCCATACTAATCTTCCATCTTTATAATAATCTCTGTAGGAGTCTCAATCACTTCAATAACATTATCTTCACGTTTTAGAGTCTCAACGTACTCTCTTCCTTGAGCCAGCTTCTGTTCATATCCCTCTTGTCCAACCTTACCACCAGCTCTTAAATTGAATTTTGCTATTTTCATATTATTCAGCTTTTTGGTCATTAGATGGTACGTTTTCTACAAACTTTATAACGACATTTCCAGCACCAGGAGTTAATGTAATTCTTGATTGGTAGTAATTGACATCGTTTACCTTACCATCGAAATAAACTAGGTTCTTTTTTGAATTTGTTACAGAAGTTTGAGATACATACGACTCTCCGTTTTTCTTTGTTTCTATACCAATAGTACCTCCAAGAGTATCGTACATTACTCTCGTTGAAATGAAATTTCCAATCGATTCAGGTGTTTCAATAACTGCGGTAGCAAATGATGTCCCTATTTTATCAATGTTACTGCCAGTAGAAACGTAAAGTTGTGTTCCTGACGCAGCCAGTCCTTTGACGGTTCCTGTAGTAAGTGTAAACTCGTTTATAATCCCATAACTAAATGAAACTGTAGGTCGATGCATCACAAACACCTTCTCGTTAACACCAAAAACTGCCTTGTTTTTTAAGGTAGTTGTAACATATGGATTCCACGATGTTGTTTCTCGTATGTTTGTATAAAGCGAAAATTGGACCCCATTCACCTGATATATATTACCCTCAGTACCGCAGTTTGCGAATGTACCGTTATCAACTTCAATGAAGAAGTTTACTCCGTTTTCCGGTATAATATCCTCGTCAGACCATGAAGTTGAAAATCCATCCCACAAATAGGAGCGACATGAGTAAATACTTGTTCCCTGTGTAGTTCCGACAATTAAGTATGTCCCAGCTGATGAGAAAGCTGAAACAGTTCTCTGAGATGGAATATCAAGCACGTTATCCGAGAAAGTCAGTGATGAATCTACAGAAGCTACGTATTTACCGTTACCAATGTTTAATTCATTTTCCAATTCTAGAAATGGCCTCCAGGTAGGAGTTTGAGTGAATGTTTGCCATGAGTCAGACCATGTTGCTGATAGATCAAATCTGCCAAGCTTTGTTCCAGATGTGTAAAATATATAACCATTAAACGCTACCCTACTGCATCCAGTATGCGCTCCGTTAGCATTGGTATTGACTAACGAATATACTCCACCAGTTTGTTTCCATGTCTTACCAGATTCTGTTGAAAAATGGTAAACATCACCGTTTGGAGCAACAGATTGAATACAGTCTTCATTTGGAGTAGTGGAGTCAGAAATAAGAGCATACTGGCACTGTGCATTTCCAAGACTCGTAAAAGCGTCTACATTTTTTAGTGTGTAAAACTTATCTTGTTGAGATTTTGCTAATGACTGTCCAGTATGGAATGAGCCGAATATCATGACTATTTATTTACAAATACATTTTTTTCTCTTACATCGGTCGCACTTTTCTGAGTTCATATTGTTATATTTTACACTTGAACATACCAACATAGATGTCTTTTGTGCCCGCCCCAGTCCAAGCTGTAGATGCGAAAGACTTAAATGCGCTTATCGTTATACTTCCTGCTGTTGTAGTGAGATGTGATGGGGTTGTTAGGTTCACTGAGTTATCTTTTCCAAAAACGATACCAGCCATGGTCGCCGAACTGAGGGCTGCCATAGGGCCAGTAAATGTTAGAGTTGTAGCGTTAGACGTACCAGCTGAAGCGTCTACATACATCATTGAGTAAGAATCCCGCTCAATTTTGTAGGTAAATGTTCCCGTTGGATTGGATGAAAATCCTCCCCAGGCAGTCGCTAAAGATAACCACCTTGTCTCATAAATAGGTTTTTGAATAATATTGATAGCTGTGTAAGTAGGAACACTCCAAGTATACCCAGCACCAGTAGAGAGAGTAGCAGCGAATCTCCCGATTACCTCATAGTAGTCAGTCGATGCGGCGTTTGTTATATTCGAGATAGCACAGTATTTCTCGTTTGTAGTCGTTACTGAGAAATCTGAGTATTGAGAAGCACCAGGAAATCGTGAAAATCCGATTACAACACCATCAGTTGCGTTATAACCAAGATAAACAAAATAATCAATTTCAAATGTCGCTAACTCAGTACTTCCGGAGTTAAACCAATTAGTTCCATCAGCCTTTGTCACTGAGAGCGCGGAAGAAATAGTCCGAACCGTATCTCCAATTCGGCAGTAAACAGGGTCAGACGCAGATGGTGTTGCATCAGCAAGAGTTTTTATTTCTACTTTAAGCCCCGTACCGGTATCAGTAACAACTATTTTTCCGTTGATGAGAAACCCCTGTGGTGCGTAAAGTGGTATACGTGTTAATGATGTATTAAGTGCTCTATCGGAATAGGTTTTTACAGCCTTTTGACTAGGAATACGCGTGTCCAAATTTCCAGCGAGTGTTCCATCTGTATCCATTTTTGCTGCAATATTCGAAGGCGTAACAGCACGAACGGTATCAGTACCAGTAATAGTCTCAGCATCGGTGGCAAGTTCAACCTTACCCTCTACAGTTGTAGAAGCATCAGGAACGAGATTAGCATACGTTATTTTTTTTGAAGAGCCGTTAGCATTATCAGTCGTATCAGAAACGTCAACAACATGGAATAAATCTCCATCTGCTGGTTGCGCTGCTAAAGCTGTTCGTTGGTCTAGTCTTTGTCCCATATTAGCTAGGTTTGCTTATTGATGTGTAGGTTGTTGATGGTTTTGAATCAATGGTATATTTGTAGTCATCACTCGCAGCAAATAACTTCTGAATACCATCCTGAAAGAAGTAATCAACTCCATCCTGGAAGAGAAACTCTATGGAATCAAGCGCATCAGATATTTCGCTGTAAGATGTAGATGGCTTCGCTGGAGTTGTGTAACTAGGCATAAGATTCTCCCTTGGAACGCATTTGTTTATTCCTCTTCATTCTGTTCTTATAGAACTCTTTGAATCTCATCTCTGTTTCTTCTTTGATAATCTTAAACGCTGTTCTCCATTCAGTCGTAAAGTTTTCTGGATGTCTCAGTGCTTCTACCTCAGCAATATCGACAGCAAGAATGTCGTGGAGGTTAGATTCAAATTCTGGAGTTTCGGAAAGAGCCGAGAGAGCAGTTTGCCGCTTTTCGTACCAAATATGAAGTCCTGCAGTTACAGATGTTTCTGGAATCGGACGTATGAAGTAAGAATCTCTTTCGAATCGTACATAGGGGTTAGCCTGAGAAAAAGTGTTGTTCACCTCTCCTGGCTGTTCAGAATCAGAACTATCAGTAATGTCATAAACCTCGCACTTTACTGGAGTTCCTGTAGCGGTATATCTTACTTCAGCGCGAATAGGCTTCAGTAGATTTGTAGGGAATGCGTATTCTCCGTTATATCCGTTATCTCCAGCGACTAAACCAGTTAAAGAGACAAGGTTTGTATAAGACTCTGATATGTTTGCATTCTTATCTACCTGAACACGTAGAATGTCTAAAATACGATGACCGTACTTCACATTCAGAATAGTCAACACATCTGCATCAGATAATGTAGTAGAATTTGTATTGGTTAATATTCTAGCGTATTCCGCTATGTTTGTTCCGGTCATGATTTTTTACGTTACTACTCCCAAATAATAGTGATGTCAGCAGTACCACCGATTGTCGCAAACAAACCAACACCAAATTGGATTCCAACTGGAAGAGACACAAAGTTTGGACCAGCTGCAAACGTGATAGTGTTCAAAAGAACAGTTCCTGAACCTGCCGTATTGTCCCAAAGTTTTAGTGTTCCGTTTGTGTGAGAATTAACAACGAACCCATACACTACACCTGAAGTACTCTTGATTGCTGCACTAGCTGATAGGTTTGTATACTTAGCTGCTTGCCTAACATTCTGCATAAAGTTTTAATTAAATTTACTTATTCTATTGATTTATTTAGTATTATTGTGTTCTATCAAATATTTTTTTGCTGATTCTATGAATAATATATTGTCTTTAAACATTCCAAGTCCTGTATTACAGAATACGCACAACAGTCCTCTGACTATTCCTGTTACGTGGCAGTGGTCTACTGATAACTTCCTCTTTAAATCATCCTGGTGTCTATAACAAATAAGGCATCTACCAGACTGCGCAACAAACATTTTTATGTAATCTTCTTTTTTTATTCCGTATGTCCTTTCCATATCACGCCATCTTCTTTTTTCTGATTCTTCTTTGCTATATTTTCTATTCCTTTTAATCCCAAGAACTTTTCTTTCTTTATTTTTCTTTGCAGAATATAGTTTAACTTTTTCTTTGTTTCTTTTACGCCACTCTAACTGGTAAACAGCATTTTTTTCTTTGTTACCGTTATTATACTTTTTTCGAGTTCCGTTTTCTACACTTTTCCTATAGTTCTCTCTGCTTCGAGCTAATAATTTTTCTTTATTGTTCTTGTAATACTCTCTAAAATATTCAGCATTTTGCATTGGTTTATTACCCTGCTAGACGGAAACTTGTGAGAAACCGTCTAGCAGGATACACAAGTTATTATTTTTTTATCCAGCTTCTGAGAAAGGTTTTCGCCATCCCCATCGAAGTATTCAATTACACCGTTACCGCCTTGATAACAGCAAAGTTCAGTACAATCGCACCAGTTTCAGCTGTACCAGCAGCTACGTTGTTGTTGATAACAGTAATGTCAAAAGACCCGTTAGCAACGGCAGTCACTTCAACCTGAGTGTTGAGAGCAACCTTTCCAGAGCGCTGGGAAATTACCACTACGTCACCAATTTCTACGAAACTATTTGTTACAGTAAAAACGGCAGATGCTTCGGCAGCGAGAGAGGCGTTGTGTGTCGTGATTGTTCCACACATTGCGTTAATAGTAACGCCGGTGGCACGGTTTGTGCCTTGAGTCACAGTTGAACCAACACCTTTTCGATAACCGATTCCTGAGAAATGAGCTACGCCCATAATATTTGAGATTTATTCAGTAAGTATGTATAGCCTTTCGGTTTATCCACTAGTCCTCAAACTAGGTCAACCTTACTGAGAGATTAATATTAGCTAGGGGGATTGCTCCCCCACACTAATCACTGCTATTACACAGTTCCGTCAGAACCAACGATACCTACGTAGTCCATGGCTCCCACGATTTCGCGGAAGTTAGCCTTGTAGATATAGTTGTTGTTACGCTGGAATTTGTAATCAACAAGGTCGGTTACAATACCCTGGCGTACCCAACGGGTAACACTGTGGTTACGACCAAGAAGGAACCAAGCTGTGTCAGAACCGCCAGCAGCAGCGCCGAGGCGATTCGAAGTAGCAACATTGATACCATACTTGCTCGAGTACACGTTCATGTCGTTATCTGCAGTTCCAGAGCGGAGTTCAGATTCAACAATTTCACAAGCAGTCTTGAAGAGAGCTGGTGGAACGAGAAGAGTAGATGGAGTCGAGCCGACAACGATACCGGCCTGGTCCTTCTGCTCATAAAGAGCAACGATAGCAGAGTTGAGCGAAGTCTCAGAGAGAGTTGCGGTCAACTTGTTATCAACAGTATCTCCACTGATAGTCGTGTGAGTATCAGAACAGAGACTTGCACCATCGGCAGTCGTGAAATCAGTCGTAGCAAAAGCACCACGGAAGATTGCGAAAGCGTTGCTGTCTTGCGTAATACGAGCCTTCATGGCGAAATCCTTCACCATTTTCTCGTAAGAACTGTGCATATTGTCGTCGAAGAAATTCTTTGGAATATCAATCGACTTACCGTAGGTCACCATCGAGAAAGTTTTCTGGTTGGTGATACGTGGCTGGTCATTCGGAACATCAGCTTCTTCAGCGTATGCCTCAAACAAACCTACCCCTTTGAAGACCTCTTGGATTTCAGCTGCACGGTCACTCGTTTCCTGATTGAAAACGATTGAGCTCGTAGCATCAACAAATCCAGGATGTCCCTTATAGTTGAATTCCTGCATGAAGACGTCATCGAGAGCGGTCTTCACAACTGAGGGATTCAACGCAGATGACATTGACATATATTTGCGTTAATTATCAGTTAGAATTAGGCACCATCGACAGCGTTCGCCACAGGAGCAACTGTGAAGTACAAAGTCTTGGTTACTGGATTACCACCAATGATAGTAATAGCACTACCAACAGCGTCAGCAGCAGCTTCGTCAACCGTCAGAACGCCACCAGTGACATCCATGATTTTTCGGTCTCCGGACATTGCCTTGATTTCAGCAGCCGTGTCTACAGAAGCCGAGGTCTTAGCCTTTGCCTCGTAAACGATACCAGGAAGCGGCATGTAGATATCTACATAACCATCTGCACCGGCCGTGTGAGTACCGTCAGTAGCAGCCAAACCGAGGAACTGAGAGTCAGTACCACGAGTAAGGTCACCATCAACGAAAGTCACAGCGTACGGGCTTCCAGCAGATTTCAGCTTGCACAACTCACCGGCATAGATAGCCGTTGAGGCAGCTTCGGTTTGGTAGCGAACAGTAGGAACACTGTTGGCACCACCAGTGGAGCGAATCCACACATTTCCCTTTGCCATGTTTTTGATTTAGATATGTTAGGCCCCGAGAGGCTTCACATCTTTTGCACTAAGCCCTCTTCGCCGAAGCAAAGCGAGGTCAGCACTTGACAGTTTGCCTACGCTAGCCGGAGCATCATTGGAAGAAGGTTTTCCTCCAAACGGCTTGCCTACGCGCCCTGCAGCATCTTCGTCTCCTTGTTTTTCTTCAAAACGAGCCTTAGCTTCACCCTGAAGGAATTTAGAACTGGAATACAGCTCAAAAGGGTCTTTTCCGAGAGCTTTTGCCTCACTCTCAACTTCGTCCCAATATTCTTTCGCTTCTGGATGCTTATCGAAATACAGGTCTTTCAAAATGAGATTTGATGGAGAAACAGTTTCCTTAGGAACTTTCGTTTCTTCTTGTCCATCTTCTTCCTTCTTTCGACCTTTTTCTGAAAAGGCTTTTCTAACTTCCTCTTGATGCTTCCTTACTGCGTCTAGGGTTTTATCCTTTCGACCGCTTACTTCATTCCACTTCGCGAGGAAATCTTCGTCTGAAAGTTTTCCAGAGTCGTCTCCTTCGGATGGTGTAGACGTGTTGGTGTCATCTTCTGCGAAGATGTCCACATTGTCTTCCTCCTCTTGGTGTGAGTTCTCCATTTTACTATGGTTACGAATTACTTATTGCTGGTGATGCGAAACCAGCAAACAGGTAACTCCTAACCTAAGAGTTCTTGTAAAACTTTGTTCAGCTTTTTAACTGCTAACTGATTTGCTAAAACCAATTCACCCAATTCCTGTTTATCTTTGAAACTCGCTGTCGGTATATTCGAAAGGTCATTTAATTCATCTATTGCCTTTACAATAATTTCCTTTACAACGTAGTTCTGGAACTTGGTTGTTGATTTTAACTTGTCAATATACTGTTGACGTGCTAATCTATAATTAGCCTCATCTTGCTTCTTTTTCTTTTCTCGCTGTGATTGTACGTTGTCTTTTGTAACGACTTTCATTTTTTTGTTTTACACTCTATTAGCTCTCATCGTTTGTTCCTGACCAGTATAGGAGTTCATCTCTCCTGGAGTTATAGCTGATGCATTATTAGCTGGCGTAAGAAGTCCGGCGTCAGCCATTTGCTGTTGCCTAATGGCCTCGGCTTCTGCTTGTTTCTCGGCATCAGTCTTTCGGTACATGTTAGGGTTCATGTTCATCAACTGCATAATCTCCGCGTCGATAGCTTCACGAGAACCAGTAAATGATGGGTCATTTTTGAGCTGGAGAAGATTCTGAACTTTCCGTCCAACATCAAACCCTTCATTGTTAACAGCGAACTCAATAATGTAACCAGCCTTTCCAATCAATTCTTTTTTTAATTCAGCAAAACGCATGTTTCCGTGTCCCTTGATATCCATTGCCAGCTTCTCTTTCAGGGCAGTAACCTCCTCTTCAGTTGGGTACATTCCAGTTTGCTCCTTCCACTGAAGAACTTTATGATTAACAAGATTGTTGATAAAATATTTATCAATTTCTTCAAGTTCACGTGGGTCTCCAAGAACAACCACCAAGTCTTCGTCAGTCATTTCCGAAATGATGTCGTCAAAATATCCATCCATGAAAAGTTTCACGAGATAGTGGTGCATTCTTTCACGAACGAAATCGTAGGTAGTTTGTTGTGATTGATTATTGATAACCGAAGCAGTTGCAGAAACAGACGATGGTAAGTCTTCGCCAGTACCCTGTGCACTGATACCCATGATGAGTCGAGCAAGTTCGTACAACTTATCAGTCGTTGCAATAAATTCAGAAGTCTTCATGTCAACAACCAAACGCTGGAAATCTTCTTCAGTTGACATCGAAAGAACAGCACCTGTATCAAGGTTATCAAGATAATCTTGAGTTAAGCTGTTAGAACTGTTGGTATACTTATGAACAAAAATACCACGCAGGTCAAGAATATCCTTCTTCCGATAGAGGTTATTTTTTTCATTGTAGTGTTCTTGTAATCCAGATAAGAGTTCTCCGCAACCAAATGACAACCAACGTCCAGGTGCGTCAAAAAAATCAGCCTGTTCGTATGGAAACATTTCTTCGTACTCGCCAAGTTTTTTACGAAGCTTACTAGAAGTACGTCGTTTCTTGTATGGAGTAACAAAACAATCAAGTTCAACAAATGGGTCCCACTCAGCAGCTTCTTTTGAGTTTTCAGGAACATTGTTTGAACGGTCAAGATAAACTTTACAAACTTTGTGGTATTTATCTAGTTTCTTATGCTCTGGATGTCCTTCTTCGTAAAGTTCATCATCAAATGTCCACCATTCAATTACAGGAAGAAGATGCTCACCATCTTTTTCAAGAAGTTCAAACATCTCTTTTACTTCGTCCATGTCTCCCCAAGATTTTGCACGCACTTCATCACGTGTCAAAAATTGACGTTCAGCTAAACCGGATTCCTGGATGTCTTTAATATGTGGAGCGCGAACAATGTTCCGAAGGTCGACGGTTTCAACTTGTCCATTGACACGCTTGGTAATAGAAGTTCCAAACCAAGACATTTCCGAAAGAACTTTGTCTACGAATTTTCCAAAATATGTTCGAAGCAAATGTGAACGAACTCCCATCTTGGTAAGACCGATAAGGGGAATAGCATTTGGATTCATGGCATACATGTTCAGGTCTTTCAGGTCGATGTCTGAAGCCATCACAATGGTACGGTGAACAACCCAGGCGATACGGTAGAAAATTGGGTCAAAGTCTCCTTCGCTTGTAGCGGTTTCAAATTTAGCGTGAAGAAGACGATGAGACTTGTTAATAATGTCTGTAAGGTTATACGTAACCCCAGGAGACACTTCAACCTGTCCGTCAGTGTAGTATGCAATGTAATCTGCTATTTTCATATATATTTCATGAAGGGTTTTCTAATGAGTGGAGGACCCTTAACCACAAGTTGTTCTGCAAGTTGTATTTGATAGGCGAGTGAGTCGATAACGTCATCGTGTTTTCCCATCGGGAATGTCAGTAATTCGTTTTCGAGTCCTTCACAGTGTCCTTTAATGTGAAAAACTGTTTTCGATTCATAGTACGGGAGTAACCCACGTATACGAGTTTCCTTATTGGTCTGATTGTGCTGGAGTTCGACTACGTAAGGAAACTTCCCTCGTCTCCGCATCTCATCATTAAAGAACTCTTGAATCGCATCCTTATAAATTGTCTTTTCTATTCCTATTTTTTCTATTTTGTACTGTTCCCACTTCTGAAAAATGAATTCTATCAATTCTTTTGGAGAAAACCTTCGTTGCCAGGTCATTATTCTCCATTTATTCTCTTTATTGACGAAATTCAGTGTGATTCCGGTATAATCTCCAGAAGATTTCTTAGAAATAGCCGTATCTATTGACATAAATACTCTATTGTGTTCTAATAACACATCCTCTAAGGCAATTTCCTGAAAAGTTTCTACCTTAAACTCCTGATTTTCAGCTGTGATAGGATTTTGCTGGTAAAGAGCGGACCATTCATATCCTGTAATGGTTGCTTTAATCTTTTCCAGCTCCGCAAGTGGATAACCCTTCTCCCACAACGCTTCACCAGCCTTACGGTGTTTCTCGTCTACCTCAGCCACGGCTGGATAGGAGATAACCTTCATCTTAGGAACATTCTCTCCGCCTTCTTTTTGCATTTCAAGCAAACGTCCTGGAACATCATCAGTATGCCAACGAGTGTTACAGAAGATATAAACAGGTTTCTTCTGACTTAATCTGTTAGCACCACGTGTAAACGCGGTTGACATGAAAAAATCCCAGGCGTTATCTCGATACGACTTTGAGTTCGCCTCAGCACGACCACGAATAAGGTCGTCGATTATAAAGACGTTAGCCCGCTTACCAGTAATAGACCCCCCTAAACCAACAGCGTTGTAAGAACCCCCCTTCGTTGTCTCCCAATTATCCTTGGACCGAGAATCTTTCCTCAAAAAGGTCTCGAACAACGATTGATACTTCTTACTTTCAACAATATCCCGAGTATTCGAACCGAATTTCTCAGCCAAATCTCCAGAATATGAGGTCACAATGACCTGTGTTGATGGGTCTTTTCCTAACATGTAAGCCGGAAACAACTGGGTAGCCAAACGGCTTTTCCCAGAACCAGGAGGAAGGAAGAACATCAAAATATCATATTCTGAAGTCCCATTCGCTACCTTCATCAGTTCATCTGCCATTTCTTCGTGAAACCACGCTGGTTGATAGAGTTCCCCTTTCTCAGTCCCCATGTAAATCCCGAAGTCAATAAGATGTTCCCGAGCTAAAGACTTTACAGCCTCAATCTCTTCTTTGGATAACTCACTTGACGAAAGAAGTTTTTTGTGTTCTAATTCTTGTTTCTTCTTCTTTCTATCCCAGTTTTTCTGAATCGCTAGAGAGATTTTCTTTTTTCGTCTCTCTTCACGTATTTCTTTTAACTGAGCGAGCTTTCCTTCTTCTTTTAAACGTACTTCTTCTTGGTGTTCAGTCCACTTTTCAATCCATCCTTCTGGGGCAGGTAATCCTCTCCACAGGCTTGGGTCCTTTTTTTGTAGATACAGTCTCGGGAGTTTAATCTTTCTATCGGACGCTGGGACTGGTTTGTAACTCGAAGCCATATACTATCATCACTTTTTGTTTTAAACGTCTCCAACAGCCTCCAGCAAGTTTTAAACGCTATTCAAATACCCTTAACTCAGTGCCTCATGAAGTTAATTAGATGTAGAATGAACGGCCATTTACTGTGTATGTCCCAGAAACGAGACTCGGCCAGGTGCTCGTATTGTCCCAAATGCTAGTGGTATTACTCCACCCAGGGACAACAACGATACTCACCCCGCGGGCTACACTGGATTTCTCAATCCGTTCCTCTATCTTGTCAAACTTACCATTCTTCATGTCCTCTATATCGAGTTTTAACACCCGAAGTTCTTCCTCAATCTTTGATTTTTCTTTCTTCTTACGTTCAATTTTTTCGAGGGTTTCGAGGATAAATCCCTTTACTTCATTGACGCGCTTCTCCAACTCAGCTTGAAAATTATTGCAAGCATTTAATTCCTTCTCTGCTTGTTTATAGGCTTCTTTATTGATTTCAGTCATATATTTGTTCTACCACTTCCTTGAGTGGATATATGAGGCACTGAATAAAGAATACTTTTTAAAATGACTTTTTTATTTTGAAATTTTTTTTACAATCACGATTTGACCTTTAAATCAAAAAAGTGAGGATTGTTTGGATGGGGGAATACGTATCTAAACGGACACAATAACAACCGACTCCCTCCCCCCGTCTCTCTATTCATTCATTGACTATAATGGCTTATATTAGCCCATATATAGCCCTATCATTTGACAAAGACTGTCATTTATTGTATAGCTACGTGTCTCATAATACATATTATGAGACATATATATTCATATTCTATGGCTTGTATAAGCCTTCCAATATTATCATTTAAAATAACGCTGTTATTATCCTCTATTCAATCTAAAATGAATTTCCGATGCTTTGCGTGGCTATATACCTACTTTTGACACTATTTTGACACTATCCTCTAACTGTTATTTTATCCTTCTTCAATGTTATTCATTCCTATACTCCACACTATTCTTACTATTTCCTATTACCTAATATAACTCTATCTAATATATCCTGTGTAATAACAACCTTTTCATCATTTATCAATCTTGACAGTATTATATGTATTCTCTTTCTTTCACACTCTATATTCTCTATAGCGTATGCTTCCATTTCTCCTGTTGGTTCCATAGTCCTCTTTAACCCCCGACCTTGACACGCATTCTTCTCATGAGTATCAGTTCGGCCTCGTCTTCTCCTATTGGTATTAGGGTATCCTCTCTTGATTCGTCTCTACTAACGCCCGAGATTTTCAGTATTTCACTCGTAGCGTTATAAGCTACATTAAGGTTTTTGTCCTGTTTGCTCAGTTGTACCATTCTCAGTCCTGCCTGTTCTGCTTCACTCTCAAAGAATTGACGTACTCTCTTTGTTGTTGGTGTTCCCTTTTTATCCCCCGAGAGAATGAGCAGTGTTTCTGTCTTTTGTTTCTCAGTCATTGACTGTATCAATTCGGATTTATTTTGTCCGAGTTCAACAATGGCATTGTCCTCTTTTGGCTCTGTATACCCCTCATGGGTATTTTCTTTGTGTTTAGCCATGTTTGTCTGTTTTTGTCAACTTTATGCGTTACAACCATTATATCATACTTTTCGCATTTTGTCAAGGAAAATGGTGGGTCAAATGAGTATACTTTATTGATATATGCATATAATATCGGTGTATACTGTGCTTATAGGTCAATTTTAAGCGTTATAAATACTATTGACATTATATTAAATTGTGTTATAGTATCAATATGCATATATATTGCATATTCATAGCATAGTGTATTTAGCCATTGTAACCCTTGACTTTTATTGTTTTATGGTGTATACTGTATATACGGGTGTGGTAACGGGTGAAGCTAAAAAGTAATATAATAGGTAATATAATAGTATGAAAAAGGTATTGATGGTGGTGTTAAAGTTTGTATATCGGATTAGTGGGTTACAGTACGTAGTCAGTGAAGTACAGTCTTTTGTTTTTCGGTATAAGTTGCGGGTTAGAATGGTGCCTGTAAGCTATAAGCTCTTTGTTCTCGTTGTTGGTATGGCTATCGGTGGGAGTGGAGTATTTGTTCATCTTTCCTATCCAACCGCCGTGGAAGAGAACAGAATCATTATAGAGAACACCCGTATTATAGAGCCAGTACAGGCCAAGGAGCCTATAATTGAAGAAAAAAGAGAAAAGACAATTGACGATCTTACTGATTATATCTGGATGAAAGAGTCAACACGTGGGAAAAATAACTATTCAAAGTGTGAAGAGGTTGGCAAGGTCAATGGTGTTGGTTATGCTATCCCTGGTGATGGTTCATATGTGTGCTTTGATAGCCACGATGAGGAAATGAATGTACTCAAAGGGTGGTTGACATATCGCAAGGCACTCGGTTGGTCAGAGCTTAAAATGCTCTGTACTTACAGTGGAAACAATTACGCAGAGTGTAAGAAGTAGGGGCTTGACAGGAATTATACAAGGTGTATACTGTAAATGTGATGAGATGATTCGTAAAGATGAATCTCTAACAAGTAGCCCACTCTCTACGGTACGCTGGTGTAAGCTGGTAGACAGGTAGAGAGTGGTACGGGTGATATAAATTATATTAAAACTATATGGAAGATGAAATAATCAATCTTGATTCAATACTATTTTATTGTATAGACTGTGAAGATATAACCGAATATATAAAATGTGATAATTGCAAAGATAATTAATATATATCATTATGAGACAAATCAATCAGTGGAATGGAACGATGTCACAGGCTCGGACGATAGTCCAGGCTTGGAAGAAAGAACAAGAGGAGAAAAAGCGTATGCAAAAAATGGCTCTTTGGTTCGCTAAGAATGAGAGCGTACAGGAAGCACGAGAGGCAGTGTATAACAATAATTAGCCGCCACGGGACGGTTTCCCGATAAAACAAGAGTATGGTAGAAACATATCAAGGCTATAAAAACCGCTCTACTTGGCTCGCTTGTTTGTGGCTTGATAATACGAGCTTGGAAGTACACGAACATGCAAAGTCTATTGCTCGCAGAGTTGGGAAAGTCGGGGAGCGTATCAAAGAGGCGGAGAAACTCCTAAATGAAACGGGTATAAATACAGAACTCTCATATAATAAAAAAGAGATTTCTTGGAAAGAGGTTTTTGACCATCTCAATAATTTCTAGCCCCTTAGAGCCCCTCACACAGTGTGTGGGGTTCCATAGGCGTTAGCCTAGCAGATTTTCTAGCAATCTGTATCTTAAAAACTATATTATGAGTAAGTTATATGCAACGCTATCAAATAGCGCAGGTAAGCAGGTTAGTATATCAAGCAACGAAAGAATCGAAGCAACGGTATACGAGGGAAATAAGAAACAATACAGCGTATATATTGACTGGTGTGACATTGGCGACATTATTGACAATTACGGCAACGATTTACCAGAAAGCGAAAAGAAAAAAGGCTCTATAGTTACCGTTAAAGAATGGCGCAATGAGCCAGACAATTGCGAAACGTGTGGAGCAAAGCTAAAAAAATCGGACTACTTTTGCCCGAATAAACTTTGCAAAGCGTAGACAGCCACAGAATACAGGCCACAGGCAAACGCCATAGGCTACAATCAAAAGGCATACAGCTAGAATGTATGCTTTTTTTGTATTTATTTAAAATATATGATTTGTAAAAATGAAAAATGTGGTAGAGAGTTTGACCAAAGAATAGCGTGGCAGAAATTTTGTCAAAAGTCTTGCTATCATTGTTATTGGACGCAGCACTACAAAACAAAACAACAACACAGAATATATGAGTTGTCAAGTGAGGTTGAAATGCTTAGGAAGAAACTACTCAAAGCAAATCCAAAATCCAAATTATGATATAACGGGCCGGCCATAAGAATTTCAAACCGTGACGGACCGGCATTACACAAAATTTGACAAAGAAAAAATTAAGTGTATACTGAAAACGAAAGTTATCATTTATTTGGACAGTTTAAAAAAGGCAAATCGATATGCAAGTATACCTGAAATATCCAGAAGAATTAGATGGGAGAATCAAGAACGGAAAATATAAGAACATAAAACGAGATAGAAGTCAAGAGCATTTAAAATATGAAGTTAGTAAAGAATCCCATAACGCCAAGATGAGAAGGTATAGGGCGAAGAAAAGACAGTTAGGGTATGCAGTTTCCTTGACAAAAGTTAAAATATAGTGTATAATGGAAGTTACTAGCTAGTTTTACCTACGACACAGGTGATTCAAGGCTTCGGCAAGGAGATTCGTCACTTTGCGACTTGCGGTGTAAATCCGGAAACCCTTATTCCCCACAGTGAACGTGTCGTTAGTAGGCATGGGGTTGGGTGATAAAATAAAAAAAATATGGAACACCACTGCGAAAAATGTTTTAAACTGATTAAGGACGGAAAAGGTCATGCTGAATGGTGTCCATACTTTAAAGATACAATAGATTTTTTGAAAGATATGTTCGGAATGTGATTTTCCTTGCAATTTGTTAAAAAGTATGCTCTAATGGAATAGAAATTTGTTATCTTAGTTGAGGGATGTGCAAATGAGAAATCATTGTGGGTTCACATCCTTCTACCAAGCTAGCAACGCAGACCACCCACAGCCTTTGACTAGCCCGCCATCTGAGCTAAAAAATGCGATTCGCGTATTTTTTTAAACAGATAGTTATACAGATACCTAGAATCTCATGCTCTAGGTGCGGAGGACTCGTTAGACTCGTAGGAAAAGAAGTTAAGGATAGATAGATAATTTTGGCGGTTAGCTCGATGGCAGGGAGGCTGGGGGTATAGTAGGACTATAGTGTAACAATTAACAATAATAAGAAATGAGTCAGGAAAGAGGTTTTTACAAACCATTCAAAAACGCCAGATTAGAAGAGAAGTTGCAGGAGTGGTTAAAAAAAGAGAATGAGAAATATCCAAGTTGGAATCGGTTCTTTATAGAATTAAAAAATAGATATGAAGACTATGAAAACAAAATGGAGTAATGGGAGGCATAATTATCATGGTAAAACAAACAGTCGCTCTCAGAGAAAAGTTTCAAAAATTTACAAAGGAATAGTAGTTAACACAAAGGAGTTAGAAGAAGCACTAAGTCGTATAAGCCAAGAGTATGGAATTCATCCAAGCGGTAAAATGGTATAGGTGGATGCAGAAAACACAAGACGTATGGTTAGAGAGAGAAATAAAAATGGAATATGAATACAGAAAAGCTATTGCAAGAAATGAGAGAATGCTATTTAAAAAAGGACTTCGCTGGGTTAAGGAGAAAATACTATCTTTCAAAAGCGTTTTTAAAAAAAGAAGATAGAGAAAAAATAGAAGCCGTGATAGAATTAGAAAGAGCTAAAGTAATCGCAGAAGCAGTAAAAATACTTGGTGGAAGAGTGATTGGTAATTAACATTCAACAATTATACTCATTAATTTCTAAAGACAATATGCACTACCAAACCTACTCATACGCCCTCAGCCTTAAAGACCAAGAAGCTCTCAGTGATGTGACTGTTATGACCATCACGCTCCTCATTGTTCTTGCTGTAACGGTATATATAATCGGGAAAATAAAGTAAATAACTAACTAAACCTAACTCAAGTCTAATCCATCTCACAGTATAGGTATATGGAACCAGTAAGAGAAAACGAAATATCAGATGCCATAGAGAAATTATCGAAGGAGCAACTTCTTTATGTGCTAAAGATTATACTGGCGTTTGAATCAATAGATAAAAGGAAAGTAAGGAACCTTGTCGTATATGGGGCGCAAGATGTTCATAACGGCGGTCTAAGGCAATACCAGACTGGCGACTACGGGCAGACTAGAGCTGATAAACAATACAAAGGATAATTATGAGAAGAGAAAAATGCGTTCACTGTAAATATGATAGGCACATATACAGGCAAAAAGATATTGATACTCTCATTTCAAAGGAGCAGTTAATGGTATTTATCAAAGATTTTCTCGACTCTATCCTTGACGACCCAAACACAAAATGCTGTCCGACTACAGTCAAGCCCATCGCTCTCATGGAATACCTTGTTAAATTAGTCAGCCGAGAAGGGGCAATAGTCCTCGACCCCTTTATGGGAAGTGGAAGCACTGGAATCGCCTGTAAGAAACTCAATCGAAACTTCATCGGTATCGAAAGAGAAGATGAGTATGTGAAAATTGCTAACGCAAGAATTAACGCAAAAGTATGAAAAAAGTAATCGCATTTACAGGCCACAAGCTCAACGGAAAAACAACTGCTTCAAACCACCTTATGCAACGCTTTCTCTCTGAAAGTGAGACACCTATCAAGGTCGAGCGCATAAACATGAAAGACTCTATCGTGGAGGAAATGATAGCGTACCTTCCAGGAGTCCTCGCTGGAATATGCGGAGTGTACGGGCTAACAACAGGAGTTGAGCATAGAATTGTTCAATCAGTTTTTTGACTACTGCCTGAGATATAGTAGCATTTATGAAGTAGCCCTCTCTAATAAGCATAAGTAATGAGTATGGAAAAGAAATATCCGACGTTTTGGCAGACATTCGTAATTTGCCTCTTGATTATATTGGCTGGCTCTGTTTGGAAATATGACTTCAAGCCTGAATATGCTTCGTGGAAGTGTAGTCAATATGATAATGAAGGAAGTTATATTGGAACAACAGACTGTGAAGCAGTAAGTATCACTATCCGTAATTCTATTCAGTAAATAGTATGCAAAAAGCTAATATGGAACTTCTCTCAATCCTACTAAGGGAATTTCTTTGGCAAAGTGGCCAGGGTGAGGTGGACGATAACAGTAGGATTTGTGAGTTAGTCGACGAACTTGAAAGATTGTCTAGATAACCAACCAAATTTCCTCTTTCAATTTCGTATATGGGTGGCGGAAAAGGTGGAATAT